CGGATCTCATCCTTGAGTTGGGTTTAGATTCCTAGCTCCAACTTAATGGAGAACACCATGTCCAACCTTAGCGAGACTGTGAAAGGCACTGTGCTTATTGACAGTGTTAATCACAAAAACAACCCAGAAAACAACACTGGGAGCGTGAGCTCAAAAGAACGACCGGTTCGTGTCATCACTGACACAAAGCCGAATCAATCGGATGGTTCACCACTCGTTAATGGCTGGAGACAGCCGAACGGCTATTCCCGTGTCGTGACAACTGACTTCCCCCTCGCAGGGGTCGCCAATTATCACGACCAGGTAGATTCTGACGATTACAAATGGTCAGAAACAACGTTCGACGGACCGTGCGGCCTGTGGTTTTCCTCATGGCCGGATGTACTTCCCCTTCCAACTTATCCATTAGGCTCAAATATTGTTAATCGAGCCGAAACGGAGTGTCTGGCGAAAGTCAGAAAGATGGAAGTGCAGTATGGTGTGGCTATTGCTGAAGCACAAAAGTCGGTCTCATCCATGCGTAGTATTGCCCTTGAAGGGTATCGTACTTTGCGGGATATAAAACGAGGCAACTTTAACTTCGGTGTGGCAAATACCTTCGGACGCGGTTTGAGAAACAACGTGTCAAAGGAAGGAGTCCGGAAAGCGGCTGCATCTACCGCTAAGAAGGGCTCTTCGGCTTGGCTGCAATATAACTACGCAGTTAAGCCGTTAATTTCGGATATCGAAGGTGCCGTGAAGGACATAAGCGCTGGTTTTGCTAGCGCCCAATCCCATATAACGGCTATTCGGAATATAAAGACTAACTTCCACGATCGCGATAAGGTCGATTATGACGGATTGATTTCCGTAAATCGCACTGTAAGTGGCTACCGTGGAGTAAAAGTTAGGCTAGACTATTCCTTGTCTGATGTGTGGCTGAATAAGATCTCCGACTCCGGATTGCTCCGGTTCGACGAAGTGGCCTGGGAATTAACCCCCTACTCTTTCGTCGTGGATTGGGCTCTGCCTATTGGAACGTTCCTCTCTGCACTTGGTGCTGGAGCGGGATTGAATTTCAAAGCAGGTACCAAAACGTCGTATTCGAGATCTGAAGCGTTCACTAACGGGAAAAAGGGCCGATCTTTCGAAAGGTCCCCTGTGTCAGGCCGTCGGTATGGAGATGTTGCTTTAAGCAGCTCTCGCAATATCGGCAGTGTGGCACGGTCCGTGTATCAGACACCCCCTGAAGCGTCTTTGTACGTGAAGAATCCGGTAAGCGTAAGTCATGCTGTTTCAGCCATGGCTTTATTCGTATCGGGTTTCAAAGGGATTCGATAGGCGCATATTT